GTCTTGCAAGATCAGTTAAAAATGTTTTTTGTGCTGCTTCAATAAACTCTGGTGGCAAACTTCTTGTTTCTGTGACACCACCTGTCTGATAACCTATTCTGCCACCATCTGCTTCTTCTATTCTAGTGATATTAGCACCTTCTCCTGTAGTAGTATCTATCATCATAGATTTAGATGGTAAGTTTCCCTCTTCTATCATTTTAAGAATTCTAGCTAATTCTTTATCAGAGACTTGCGCCCCAGCTAAACTTTTTATTAAACTCATCAATCCTGTTTTATTTTCTTCAGCCATTATACTACTCTCTTTTCTAACCTTTTCATGGTATCATACATCTTTTGTGCTCCCTTTTCAATGCTCCCGTTGCCCGCTCCTCGAACCGCGTCAGCTGTCATTACAAACTCATTCTTAGATAACATAGCAGGTACATCATCTGCTTTTTCTTTAATACCTACAGGCACAAAACCACCTTTGTCTCTGTAGTCTCGCTCCATAACTCCTGCTTTATTAGCTTTCATAATGCCTGTTGGAATAGCTCCTCCATCCTTAACATTATATCTAGCCACAAAGGCATCTCTGCCAGCGTCATCTAATGCAGAATATTCTTTATCAAATTTAAAATAATTATCAAAGTATTGTCTCATTTGTCTGCCCACAACCTCTTTTCTTCTAGCTAAATATTCATCATAGCTTTCTGTTTCTGGGTCGTGTTCTCTATAATCATTTACAAACTTATCGTATACTAAACTAGCAGCACTCGTTGCTCCACCCACAATTAATTGTTGTCCTACAATAGGATCTAGTTTATTTATTATAGGTATCTGTTGTCTAAGTTTTTCAATAGCACCTATACCACGAGTGGTAGTTTTAGTTCCTGTACCTGTTCCAACAGTGCCTTTTGCAACCTCTAAACCAGCTTCATCATATGTGGGACCAAGGGTTTCTTTTGGTGTAAATAAATTTTTAATAGCAGTGGTTCTACCCTCACTCAATGGAGATGAAAGTCTAAATCCACCAAGACCTTCTTGTGGTCCAGCTCCACCTATTGTTCTAAACAATTGACCACCAGCAAAAGTTCCAATACCTTGTTTTAACGCATCACTAATACTTCCTCTTTGATCAAACCTTCCTATACCTCTCATCAAACCTGCAACAGCTGGATTAAAGGGTGCAACAAAAGGTGCAGCCTTAACTGCAACATCTGCTAACTCGTTTGGTATAAGTTTTCTTATTCTTCTTTTAATCCCACCAAGAAGATAGTTTTCTCTTGGGACTACGTTCGTGATCCCACCTTTTTTACGTAACTGTCTTGGCATTTTTGCTCTATTAATCATATATGTTAAATGTTGTTTATACTAAAAGGCAGGCATTTTCACCTGAGTTTATACTATTACTTGTTTTTTACAAGTAAATCAAGACTATGTTGTAACCTCTCTAGGCTTAGATTGTAAGGCCGAAAGAACCACATGTAGTCTATTTGCTGTAGCTGCAGTCACTTTTAGTATCTCACTTTCTTCTAACACTAAAGGTGCTGATAATAATTCTGTTGTACCATTTGCTGATATGGACTTTGTCTTAAATAAGCTAAATACATTATCACTAGTATCAGTAATAGTCACCGTAATTGTATCTGCATTTCCAGAGTCCTCTGATACTAATATAGATTTTATGATAGCAGTGGTTGCCGTTGGCACTGTATATAGTGTCGTAGCAGATGTAGTGGTCAGATCTACTTTTTTATTTATAAATGAATTAGCCAAAGAAAAAAGCCTCCGCCTCTGCCTCGTCTTTTAAATCTTGTTGATACGTTGTGTTTAATTTTTGCACAATACTATCTACATCTCTAACAAACGATTGTTGTAATTGTTGATCGTAATCCTCTGCTGGTTGTGTTAATGCTTGTACTATTCTAGCCACGTTTTTTAACTCCTTTAATTTTTTTCTTATTTAGTGATGCATAAAAAACTTGCTCACCTTTTTTCTTACCATATTGTTTTTTCATAGAACTCATTATCTTTTTACCTTTTTTATTTAATGGCATTATCTTCTACCATCCGGTTGATAATCTATTCTAAATGTTCCTAGTTTCCAAAACTGACTAGTGCTAGTATTTTCTACTTTTAACGATATCTCTCTAGCTCTAGCACGTGTGTCTATTTTAGTTGAACTACTAGTAATTGTAAATGGACCTAAAGAAGAACTAGCTTTTGTTTGATTAGGAAAATCTTTTAAATTTAATGTTACTCTTGCATCACCTGTTTGTGATAAAAAATCTGGTATTACTCTTCTTATTTTCATCATAAACTCTCCATCACCAGCTAAACCTTGTTGGCCAATATCAAAACTACCAGATTCTATATTTGCTGTAATAGCAGTTGTTTGACCTAATTTAACTTGATTCAAACCAGTTTCATGTTCATAATATGTTGATGCACCATCTGTGTTACCGTGAACGTAATTAACATCTGTGTCTGCTGTTTCTGCACTTGAGTCATATTCTGTTGCATGTGGTTTACCAAATATGGCAGAATCCTCCCATGCTGTTCTTGCTAATGTACCTGTGGTCCACACTGGTCGCTCGGGACTTGAGTCTAGATAATTGTATGCTACCATCCTGTTAACAACACCAGAACCTGAGTTTGGATAGAACCATATAACTTCACCAAACAAGTTATTAAGTCCTGCATTGATATGTTGTTTAGGTGTAGTGTTAATATCATCGTAAACATGATCTTCAACTAAACATGGTAATGATTCTAGTTTACCTGTGTATCTAAAGAAACCATTTTCTGACATCCAATAAGCTGTACCATCAACCTCAACAGCTGCGTTCTGTCCAATCAATCCACAGTTTGTACCAACCTGTTGAAATGAGAATGTAAATGGTGGACCAACAAAACGCATAATAAATAATGCGGTATCAGTCCAAATGTAAATTGCATCACGACCTCTGATTGCTCCAACAAGTTTAGATCCATCTGCAAGTCTTTGTGTACCCGCAGTGTTGGTTGCACTTGGTGTATACGTGTTGATATCCTCTTGAGAAGAAAATCTTATAAACATAGGGTCTTGTGTAGATTTAGTTCCAATTGTTGTTTCTGTTCCAAAAAATATTAAGTGACGGTCTGGAGTAGATACTAAACTAAATGCCGAAGCAGTTGGTGCTCCTGTTATGATAGTCGCTCTTGTGTTGTTTGCTCCTGTAGGATTTGAGTCCCACTCAAAACTTTCACCGCCATTTATTGTAGCAATTAATTTATTACCTAAATTATCTAAAGACCATAAACCTGGTGCAGTTACGATATCTCCTGATGCTGCAGCATTCCATGCAAAGAAGTTTGATGCATCTGTTACTGTCGCTCCAGAGGAGTGTGTAGCTGCTGTTGTCCCTGATGCACCTCTTGTTAAACCAGATAAAGTCCCACTATTATCATTAGCTGTGTAAGTGATTAACTCGTTATCTACTAATACTGTACCTGATGATGGAAATGAAGATGAACTAGCCATTGTTAAACTTGTAACACTAGCGTTTATTGATGACGATAGTGTAGATGTAAACTGACCTGCTTGTTGCCCGCCCCATGATCCAAGACTCCAACCTGTAGATGCAACCTCAACAGCCGGTCCAACAGAATAATAATGTTGTACTCTTATACCACCGGATGTGGATGCACCCGATCCTGACTCATTAGAGTCCATCTCTATCGTAAGTGTAGTGTCTGTTGGTATTGATGTTACCATGAATTTCTTGTCATCAAAATCTGATGATGTAAAACCAGAATTGGTTATAGCAGTAAGGTTATCTAATAATATAATGTCAAACTTATTTATATTGTGTGCTGATGCAAAAGTTATTGTTACAGTCTTTGACCCATTAGTTGTACTAAATGCATTTGTTAAAGTCGTTGTAGATTTAATAGGGTGTATGTCATAAAATATACCACCAGAGTATGCATATAAAATTCTGTTTGTTCCTAAAATAGCGTACTTAATACCTGATGTATTTACAAAGTGATGAATAGCTGTTGCTCTACCTGTTATCTGCACAGATCCTAATTGTGACCAACCACCTATTTTTTCAGGTGTGCCATATCTAAAACGAACATTATCACCATTGACCCATTGGCTTTCACCACCTGTCGATGTAACTTGTTTGTTAAATCCCGGTGCAAATTTTACTTTTTGTAACATATGATTCCATTATAATACTATTTTACAAATGCTGGTAGACCTAATATAGGTCTTCCGTCAAACTTGTTTTTATCAGCAAATGGGCCATTCACATGATTATAATGTAGAAATACTTGACCGCAAATGTTACCCTCAAAAGGCTCTCGCCAATGTTCGAGTTCACAGCCACTATATACCAACATGTCACCTACTTCAAGCAAGAGTTTTTCACCTTTTGGAGCGTTTGGTTTATGTATCTCTTGGTATTCATCTACGACATTATTTGATCCTGTAGGGTCAATAAATATGGGCCAAGGATCTCCACCTAAATTAAGTGTTGTTGATATCTCACAAGAGGGTCTATCTTTATGTCGTCTTAATTTATCTCCTCGTTTATAAGCTCTCGCATAAGAGTACGTAGGTATTAAATCTAAATTTGTATGTTGTTTCATAACTGGTAACATTTTCATCAACAGTGTGTCCATAACAAAATCACCATAACATGAGAATGTATTTGGTATCTGTGTATCACCCCATGTTCCAAGTATTGAAGACTCAGCATGTATGTTGTTTTGATACATGAAATTAACCGCGTCTCTTTTTAATAAAAAATAATTAAATATAAAATTAGCTAGTTCGTAAGGTAAAGCGTTTTTAATAATTTGATATTTTTTTATTTCAAACATATTAGACTATAAAACACTTTTGCATGAAATTAAATGATACAGATATTCTTATATCATTAGATTGATTAGGATCAACACAATGATTTAACCAAGATGGAAACATAATAAGTCTTCCTGGTTTTGGATCATAGCTTGCCTCTCTCCATAATCTTTGCGGTGGTTTACCTTTTTTCATTCTAGGTCTAACCATTAATGCAACTGATCTTGGATCTTCCATTTTTAATTGGCCAGAGTTTTCTGGTGCTTTAACATAATAGACACCAGACCATAAAGAGTTTGGATGTATGTGTGCTCTGTTCATACCACCTGGTGGATTAATATTAGCCCACATATTACCTAAAAAAGGTTCACTATCTAAATGCTCTTCTTTGTATATCATGTGTTGTGCTTCATACAAAGCATCAGTTAATCTTTTGTACTCTGGTCTTACATGCATATCAGTTTCAGAATGCCAACCTTGTATATTTGTTCTAGTAATACCTTTGTCTTGGTTAGACCAAGCAATAATATCTTTTTCTAATTGTACATTTAATGATGGATCGTTGTGGTCAAATATATAAATAGGTGTTGGAAAATGTAAATCTCTCATTTAAATGGTGTCCCGCCAAACCACATCACTAGTGATTGTCTTCTACCTTTGATAACTGGTTTTACTCTATGTCTAATAAACGATGCAAAAAATACCGCATGGCCTTGTTTTAATTTTGCAATCTTACCTTCTGACATTAGTTCTAAATCACCACCTTCAAACTCAGATTCAGGTGACAATAAACAAGTCATGGATATTTTTCTTACAGGTGGTTCGTGTTGCATATTCACATCATTATCAACATGCCAATCATAGAATCCTCCTTCAGGATACTCTGTATACTGTGCCATTTCAGTTATAGTCATTCCATCAAAACCAAAATGATTACCATTAGTTGCTTTCATCATTCGTTCAATATCTTTGTACATCTCAACCATTTTTTTAAATGGTATCCAACTAATATGTGACGTTCTAGTTTTAGTATCGATCACACCACCTTTAATACCTTTACCACTTCCAACTTGTGCATCATTTTTAGGTTCAGCACGTCCAGCTTGAATAATCATTTGACATTGTTTAGGTGTAAACAATGGTGTTGTAGTTTCTACAATATAAGATTTCCAACGTGGCTCGTATATCATATCGCCCCTCTGTTTTTTATTGGATCAAACTGTACATCACAGTTTGCAGCTAAACTTCTTCTAGTTTCATTGGTGCCATTGAATGGATAAACGCAGTGTCTCATATCATATGGAAAAACATAAAAGTCTCTAAGCTCCATAGGTGGTTGATAATCTATCTTTGCAAACTGACCATTAGCTGCACCTAATATCTGCAACTTACCGTTTTGTGGTGTTTGCTCTGCTGAGTACTCTTTACCAAATGTAGAAGGTAATTTTAGTATCATGACACTTGATAACCCTGTAAACAACATGCCTCTATGAACATGTGCAGGATTGTATTCATGTTGTTTCATTTCGTTAACCCAAATAGAATTAATATGCATATCGTAATCTCTAATTTTGTTAAAAGCTAGATAGTGTTTAAATATTTTTACAAAATAATCTGTAATGTTTCTTGGAAGTAAGTTATGGTTTTTCATCTTTGTTTGATCTGCACCATGATAAAATAAAGAATATTCATGTTCTATTTTACCAACCAATTGTTTGTTTGCTCTTTCAAGGTTATGTATATTTTTTTCGTAAATGTGATTAATTGCAGTAAAAATATCGAGTGGCACTTGATATTTTAAAACAGATTGACCTAAGAATACAAAATCAAATTTGATCTTTTGGTTTTCCATGTTGTGTAATTTGTTCTTTCTCTGTATAGCTTTGCTCTAATTCACCAGATGCTCTAATTCTTTTTAAAGATTCTAATTGACCCATTACGTTAAACACATCTGTATCAGATGAATTTTTATTTAGTGTTTTAGCTTTTGCTGCATACTGTCTACCATAAGATTCTAACTGATGTTGATTAACATCTTTGTCATTGAATGAACCATCATTAAATTCTTTCTTTAACTTAGACCACATTTTAATTTCTCTCATTCTATGTTTTGCAACTTTTTCCATAGATGCTTTTGCAAATCTACACTCATCTAAATCTATTTGATATTTTGTTTGTTTATATTCGTCTTCTTCTTTTTCTACTTTATTCTCTAACCATTTAATCTTTGCTTCGTTTCTTCTGTAGTCAAACGATAAAGTCATTAGATTGTCTAGATATGTTGATTGTTCTCTAACACACTGCCAATACTTTGCAGCTTTAGTTGGATATCTATTATCTTGTAGTACAGAAAATCTTGCTTCTGTTTCTGTTCGAAACATTTGTTTCTTGGTCCATGTGTCTCGAAGCTCGTCCACCATACCTTTGAACGCAGATAGATCTTCTTGTTCTAATAAATTATTTAAGTGAGTTTCTTCTTTTTGTATAATGTCTTTAACGTCTTTTTTCATGTCTTTCTCCATTGTTAAATATAATATATATTATTTAATATATAATACAAGATCTAACTTGTAGTGACATTAAGTGTTAATAAACCATCACCGTACCATTCAAGAGTTTGATCTTCAGTGCTATCTGCAGCAGTATTACCACCTATGGCTAATGCTGCTGTTTTTATACCTGCACCTGCTCCTGTTTGTGTTGCCGTAGGCATATTATTTTCATTTATCCAACTAGATCCATTCCAACCCTCTACAGTATCTGTTCTTGTTGGATCAGCCCCACCAAAACACAAAGCTGATGTATTGCTTGCTCCCGCTCCCATCATAGCAAATCTAGCAGTGTTTAAATCATTTACTTCTGTCCAAGAACTTCCATTCCATGATTCTGTTGCTCCTGTAACAGGATCTCTTCCAGCAAAAGCTAAGGCAGATGTGTTTGTTCCTACACCAATAATTTCTCTTCCAGTGTTTAAATCGTTTACTTCAGTCCAACTTGTTCCATTCCAAGACTCTGTTTCTGCTCTTACATTTGGAGGCCCTAATGCAGGTGCTTTACCACCAAAAGCTAAAGCTGATGTGCTTATTCCACAACCACCTAAAAAAGCTCTTGCATTATTTAAATCATTAACTTCAGTCCAAACATACCCATTCCATAATTCATTTTTAGCTGTGTAAGGTGGAGTTTGTCCACCAAAAGCTAAACCAGCTGCTGCTGTTCCAGCTCCTGCATGACCTCTTCTTGATTGGTTCAAATCATTTACTTCACTATAAGTAGTTCCATTATAAGCTTCTACTATACCACTAAAAGTATCATCAGAAACTTCTCCAGCCACTGATAAAGCAGCATCTCTAGTACCTAACCCTAAATTTCCATTTCTACCAGTATTCATATTACCACCAGTAATCCACGCGCCTACAGCAACATTAGCATTCCATTCTTCAGTTGCTGCTGAATCATTAGAGGCTGCTTCTCCACCAAATGCTAAACCTGCGGTTTGTGTTCCTGCCCCTCCAAGTTTACCTCTAGCGACACTTAAATTGTTTGTTTCTGTCCAAACTGAACCATTCCATAATTCTGTATTATCAATAGGTCCTGGTTTCCCACCAAAAGCTAAACTATTAGAAACTGTTCCTGCGTTAGCCGATCCTACAACATTTTTAACTTCATTTAAATCATTTACTTCAAACCAACTTGTGCCATTCCAAGCTTCTGTATTTGCAACTCTACTAGGAGCACCTCCACCAAACGCTAATGCTGCTGTTTGAGTTCCTGATCCACCTAAATCTTGTCTACCTGTATTTAAATCATTTACTTCAGTGTAGGAAGTCCCATCATATGTTTCTGTTTTACCAGTAATTGATGGTCCATTTCCTCCAAAAACTATACCAGATGTTGAAGTTCCAGCAGCGGATAATGAAAATCTGTTTTGATTAAAATTATCTCCTTCTGACCAACTTGATCCATTCCATGTTTCAGAATTTCCTGTTTTATCTCCAAGATAACCACCACCAGCTATAGCAGCCGTTTGAGTACCAAATCCACATAACTGTCCTCTTGCTTGATTTAAATCTGCAACTTCAGTCCAACTTGAACCATTGTATTGTTCTGCTAAAGCTTGATAATTATCTGGATTAGTGTCTCCACCAAATGCAAAAGCTGCTGTTTGTGTGCCACAACCCGCTAATGTTTCTCTTCCAGTATTTAAATTTCCACCACTAGACCAAGCATTACCAACAACCTGTTGTTTAGCTTTAAGCTCATCTGTTGTAGTATTATACCAAACTTGTCCTACTACAGGATTAGATGGATCTGAAGATACTACTTCAATATTAGTTCCAATTACTTCTTTGTATGTTGCCATATTAATCTGTTGTTACTGTTCTTGAAAAAAGTCCTTCACCATTCCATTCTTCTGTTGCATCTGAAACAGCTGGTGTACTTCCACCTGAAACTAAACCAGATGTTTGAGATCCTGCTCCTGTTATTGCGTTTCTAGTAGTATTCATAGTATTTTCATTTGTCCAATTAGTTCCATTCCAACTTTCTGTATTATTTAAAATAGTAGGGCCATTATCTCCAACTGCATTTAAAGCAGCTGTTTGTGTTCCCATTCCTGCACCTCTTCTAGAAATTTGATTTAAATCATTAACTTCAGTCCATGAAGTACCATTCCAAGACTCATTATTAGCTACAGCAGGTGGGGCGTTTCCTCCAAAACCTAAAGCAGCTGTATTAGTTCCAGCTCCTCCTATTTGCTCTCTACCGACATTAAGATCATTAACTTCAGTCCAAGATGAACCATTCCAAGATTCTGTTACTTCTTCTCTAGGATCAGAAGAGGAATTTCCTCCAAAAGATAATGCTGCTGTTGATGTTCCTACTCCTGTTGGAAAATTTCTTGCAGTATTTAAATCGTTTACTTCTGTCCAACTAGTTCCGTTCCATAATTCATTTAGATCTTGTTTTGAAGGTGGTGTTGCACCTCCAAAAGCTAAAGCAGCAGTACTATTTCCAGCACCTCCTAATTGTTGCCTAGCAGTATTTAAATCATTTAATTCACCCCAAGATGTTCCGTTATACAATTCATTGTTAGCTACAACTGCACCTGGCTCTAGTGATCCACCAAAAGCTAAAGAAGCTGTTGTTGTTCCTGAAGTTGAGCCTGCAAGATCTTTTCTTCCAGTATTCATACTATTAGCAGTTACCCACACACCTTGTGCAAAATCTGCACTCCATTCCTCAGTAAGAGTAAGTCCACTTGTAGGAGTATCTCTTCCTCCAAATGCTAAAGAACTAAGACTTCCATTACCTGAACCATTTAGTCCAGTTCTAGCATTCGCTAAATCTGATACTTCTGTCCAACTACTTCCATTCCAAGATTCTACAATGCCTGTAAAAGAAGGTGGTGAACTATCTCCACCAAAAGCTAAAGATGATCCTGTAGTTCCAGAACCTCCTAATCCTGCTCTTGCTGTATTTAAATCTCCAACCTCAGTCCAACTGCTTCCGTTCCAATTTTCTGTAAGTGCTAATAGACCTGGAGGTGCTGATCCACCATATGTTAAAGCTGCTGTACTACTTCCAGACGATGCCATAGAACCTCTGCCTTGATTTAAATCTCCAACCTCTGTCCAATTACTTCCATTCCAAGATTCTGTAATTCCTGGAGAACCTGGTGAGGGAGGGTTTCCACCAAAAGCTATAGCTGCTGTATTTACATCAGCAGCTCCATTTAATTCTCTTCTAGCTGTATTTAAATCGTTTACTTCAGTCCAACTACTTCCGTTCCAAGTTTCTGCATTATCAACATTGGTACTAGTATAACCACCAGCACCTATTGCAGATGTTGAAGTGCCACCAACATTTAAACCTCTTCTTGCAGTATTTAAATCGTTTACTTCTGTCCAACTAGTTCCGTTATAGTTTTCAGTTACTCCTGTGTTTCCACTTGATGGGCTTATTAAACCACCATAAACTAAAGCAGCTGTTTTAGTGCCTGCATCTCCTGATATTCTTCTTCCAGTATTTAAAGATCCACCAGTTGACCAGCCAGAGCCAAGATAAGAATCATAAACACGAATACTACTTAGTTCTTCATTATACCATAGCTGTCCTACATATGGATTATCAGGATCAGTTTCATAGTTCTTTACCTTACCCCCATGTATCTGTTTGTATTCAGCCATTAATTTTTTTATTATTCAGTTAATGTTATATTTGCTGGTCTGTTACCTAATCTCTCATTTTTATCGTCTGCACTTTCGCCTTCAACATTGTCAGCATCCCATGCATTTTGAGCTTTAGTAACTTCAGCACTAACAATAGTTTGAGCTTCAGATAATGTTTTAGAAACTCCATTTACTTTTGCAATCCAAAGATTTGCAGTTTTGTTGTAAGCTGGTATTTGCCAAACATTACCAGGATAACCAGTAAAAGATATTTTTATTGATTCAACGTGATCAATAAATCCTTTTCCCCAGTTTTCTGCTACGCAGTATTGATATGTTTTTGCCATTTTATCTCCTTAATCTTGTGTTGTTGTTAATGTTTCTATATATAATCCTGTTCCGTACCATTCTTCAGTAGCATTAAAAAAAGGGCCATCTCCGCCACCAAAAACTAATGCTGCTGTTGACGTTCCTGTTTTGGATCCTTGTACAAAATCTCTCGCTGTATTCATATCTTGTTGTTTAGACCAACTAGATCCATTCCACGATTCTGTATTGTTTACCGCATCTCCTGATGTATTGTATCCTCCAAAACTTAAAACAGAAGTGTTGTCTGCACCTGAACCTGCATTGGTAGCTACACTAAAATTTAAATCATTTACTTCAGTCCAATTAGTTCCATTCCAACTTTCAGTATTAGCTACTTGTGTTGTATTTTGTCCACCAAAAGCTAATGCTGATGTTTGTGTTCCAGCACCTCCTAAATTATTTCTAGCACTGTTCATATCATTTACTTCAGTCCAGCTAGTTCCATTCCACGTTTCTGTCGCTGCTGAATGAGGTGGAACATTACCACCAAAAGCTAATGCAGCTGTTGATGTACCTACTCCCTCTAAAGATTTTCGTAATGTACTCATATCATTCACTTCAGTCCAACTTGCTCCATCCCATAATTCTGTTTTATCTTCAGTTGCAACACTTGGTGTTTCTCCTGCAAAAGCTAATGCAGCTGATGTTGTTCCTGTTCCTGAATGTTGTCTAGTAGCACTGTTCATATTATTTACTTCAGTCCAGCTAGTTCCATTGTAAGATTCTACTACAGAAGTTGCAGGCGGTGACCCACTAGCCTCACCTCCAAAAATTAAAGCAGAGGCTCTAGTTCCAGCGTCTCCAGCCCTACCTCTAGCAGTATTTAAATTACCACCAGTCGCCCAAGCTCCAATGGCTACACCTCCTTGCCATAATTCTGTGTCTCCTGTATTTCCTGGACTACTTCCGTCATAACCTCCAAAAGAAAGAGCAGAAGCACTTGTTCCTGATGCTGCTTGTAAAGATTGTTGTACATTCATATCATTTTTTTCTGCCCAGCTTGTGCCATTCCATTTTTCTGTTTTAGTTGTGACACTAGGTTCTCTTCCTCCAAAAATTATACTATCTGTACTAGTTCCTGCTGCAGCTAAACCTTTTCTTGATGTAGTTATATTCGCAACTTCAGTCCAATTAGTTCCATTCCAACTTTCAGTTAAATCTAATTCAGTTAAAGGGCTTGGGTCTGAATTTCCAGCAGCTACTAAAGCAGCTGTAACTGTTCCCATACCTCCATATATTCCATCTCTTCCAGTATTTAAATCATTAACTTCTGTCCAAGAAGTTCCATTCCATAATTCTGTTTCATCGTGAGCAGCATTAGGTGAGCTCTCACCACCAAAAACAAGAGCTGAAGTATTACTTGCACCAGTTCCTCCTAAACCTGATCTTGTAGTATTTGTATCACCTACCTCTGTCCAAATAGTACCATTCCAACTTTCTGTTATATTTACAGCAGCATTAGTGCTATCGTACCCAGCAGCCAATAGAGCAGATGTGCTTGTTCCTGCCCCAGCTCCATTATTTCTTGCTGTATTTAAGTCATTAACCTCTGTCCAAGAGGAACCATTCCATGATTCTGTCACTGCTTGATGGTCGCCATCAAACCCAGCAAAAGCTATAGTAGCTGTTGTTGTTCCTGCTGTTGCACCTGATATATTATTTCTAGCTGTGTTTAAACTATTTTGAGTAGACCAAGCATCACCATAAGCCAATTCTTGATATCTAAACTCTGCAGTTGTGCTGTTATACCAAAGTTGTCCTTTAACAGGATTGTCTGGATCTCCAGCAACAGTTTGAACTGCTGTTCCTATAATATCTTTGTATTCAGCCATTATTATTTAGTTTTAAATAACCAACCTTGTGTAGAATCTGTAAATACTAATGTGTTAGCTGCTCTTTCTACAGCAACTGTTAAATCTGAATCAGCACCCAGAATTTTACTTGAGTTTCTAGCAATAGTTAAATTATTACTATCAAAAGTTCCTGCGTAATCTATGAATGTAACTTCATCGCCAATAGAAGGTGAAGCAGGTAGAGTCAAAGTTAATGCTCCACTTGTTGTATTCATAAATACACCTTCACCAGCTGAAGCAGTATAATTACTTGTTTTAACTGCTTGCCATTGTGTTCCACCACCAATATAAGTTTTAATTCTAGAAGCTGCAACTTTTCTGTTAGTTCCTCCAGCTCCATTATCTACTATAAATAAATCAGCATCAACTAAATCTTCGCCAATATCTGTTCCACCATCTATATCTAAATTAGCTATAGAAAATGCACCAGCTCCTGCACCAACATAAGTTTTAATATCTGATGCTGGTATAGTTTTCATAGTGCCACCATCATTAGTTACAATACCATCAGCATCTGCTAACGTTATTGAACCACCAACAGATGTATCACCATCTAATAAATTTAATTCAGTTGCAGTGGATGTAACACCATCTAGTATGTTTAATTCTGCTGCAGTAGATGTTACTGTTGTACTTCCTATTGATAAAGCATCTGTTTCTAACGTACCATCAACATCAACATCTCCAGATATATCTAAATTAGTAAATACTGAAGTACCTACAGCTGTAATTTTATCATTAAATGTTGCTGCACCTGCAGCTGACATATCAATAGTTAAAGCTGTAATAGCTGATCCACCATCATCACCTTTAATTATAAAATCTTTATCTTGTACACCTGTTGTAATTACAAAATCACTAGATGAATTTGTTAATGTAGCAATTGTTGTACCATCATCTTTAAAAAATACGTCACCACCATCTGCATCAAGAACTATATCTGTTGTTGCATCAAGAGTAATTGTAGATCCTGAATCTATCTCTGTAATTATTGGTGTAGTTAAAGTTTTATTTGTTAATGTTTGTGAAGCTGCTATACCTGCAATTGTATCAGTTGTTGCTGGTAAAGTTAAAGTTACATTACCAGAAAAAGCTGAGTGTGCAGGTGCTTGAATTTGTGCATAGTGAGCATTTGAAGATTCACAATAAAATCTTACAACTGATTGTGATCCTCTATTTTTAACATCAATAACACCACCTTCAAGTATTAATGCACCACCATCAGACATATCAAAAGTTGCAGCAGTAATATCTGAAGAACTATCTGTCCCTTTAAATATAATATCTGCATCACCAGCTGCTGCATCAATTGTAATATTACCTGATGTAGTTGTTAAATTAACTGCTGCATCACCAGCTGTTAAATCATCTGCTGCTGAAGATACACCAGCAGTAAAATATGTTTTCATTCTTGATGCAGTAGTTTTTCTATTTGTACCACCTGCACCATTATCAACTATAAATAAGTCAGCATCTACAATTGCTTCTCCAATATCTGTTGCACCATCTATATCAAGGTTTGTTAATGAGAATTCACCTGCAGAAGCACCCATATATGTTTTAATTCTTGAAGCAGTAGCTTTTCGCATTGTGCCACCAGCACCATCATCTATTAAAAATAAATCAGCGTCATCGATAGCACCACCTACGTCTGTTCCACCATCAAGATCAATGTCAGCTATATTTATAGATCCATCAGGAAATACTGGTGCTTGTGAAAATGTTACTACACCACCTGAAGAAATTGCAATAGCATCTGTATCAGATGTGTGACCTATATTAGTTCCATTAATAATTATATTATCAACTGTTAAAGTTGTAAGTGTACCAACAGAAGTAAGATTTGGCATTGCTGTAATCTCATCATCAAAGTATGC